CAAGATAACTGATGCAGTTGTAAAAAAGTTATAAAATCATTATGATAATTTTATAGCTTACATTAAATTCAAATTGATAAATTCAAGACATGAGTAGTTTCCTCCAGCCTCACATGGTTTAGCATAAATGTAGATGGTTCCTCTTGTTGCTGCAATGGTATCGAATGATTCATCTTCGTTTCCACTGAGACTTGGACCAGGGAAGGTTGCGTCTATCAAGGTCATTGGTGGATTTTGAACATATTGAGCTGGACCATCCGCGGTAGTTCTGTATTCAATTGGAATTGACGCACCAAATGGATCGTATCTGATAGCTGGCTTGTTGTATGCACCGTTTGATGGCAAGACTTTGACCAAACCAATTGATCCAATAATTATTGGTGAACTGTCTAAAGTTGGTTTTGGACATGGGTTGATACTGGTTTGTTGAACTGCGACAACAGATCTCAATTCATAAACGTCTGCTTCAGTGCTGATTTTGATTGTTGGCTGAACAGTAACTGGATAATCGTTGAGTTTTTCCAAGTTTGACATAGTTAATGGCAAATGAGAGAATGCGATTGGGTTAGTGTATGATCGCATTGTAACTCGTTGGATTCTACGGTTGACATAGAATATCAAAACTTCTCTACTGTGAATAATAGATTGTTCTTTTGGAACAATTGTTTTGTTTTCGTTTAACCATACATGTTGGTTGATTGCTGCGTTAATGTTTACAGGTTCGGCGGTAACAGATGCATCAGGTGCTCTATATGGTAATTGTAAAGTGATCATTGGAATTTTAGTAACAGTGATAACTGGTTGGTTAACAAATGGTAAACTTCCCATTGGTGATCCTGCTACTCCAAATCCAGCACCAACACCAAATCCTGAAGCACCCATACCCAAATTCATGCCAGATCCCCATGGAGTTCCTAAAAATGCTTCAACTGCGAGAATTGGACGTGTACTAATCAATGTAGGTCTCAATGAAAAGACAGACATCAATCTTCGTAAAATAGCACCTTCATCTTGACTATAAATCAAATCAGCATTATCGTACAAATTGTTTCGGCATTGGTGTAAATCGGTTAAAAAACGTTGATTAGAGTCACCGTGATAATACAATCCATTTCTAAGATTTGTAACAATGTCCCAAATATCGATTTGTACTTGGTATCGTTTTTTGACGTCAAGAATTGGGCTCGATTCTTCACAGACGACGTCATTTGGATCGGTAACCATATCATTGAACAACATAGCATCAGCTTCAACGAGAATTGGTTTACCTTCATATCGTGATTTAACAATACCGCCCATGTTGGAGTGTAAAATTTGACTTTCGAATAATCCAATCTTTGGTATGAACATTGCTACTAACAATGGATGAACGTGGTTGGATGCAACATTTTTAGTTCTATCAAATTTACCAGTTGTTGCTTGGAGAGCAGAGTCTTCGTATAAAATGCTGCTCATGTAATTAGAACGATAAGAAGACAATGAACGTTCATACATTGAAAGAATTTCTGCCAATGTTCCTCCTTCTGAATCTTTGATTTTTAATTGATCATCTTGGGAGATATGGTATTTATAACCCAACATTTTATTGATTCGTGATCTATTTTGAATGTTTAATTGATTGTTGTCAACTTCGTACATTCTTCGACCATCAAATCGTTTTTCTAATTCGGATCTGAAAAATTCATATTCAATGTCAGTCCATTTGTTTTCAGTTTTGTACTTTAACATTTTGTTCAAAATCTCATGTAAAGGTCTGTTACCAGATTGGTACTTTCTTGCGACTTTTTCAGCAACTTTAGCAGCAATTCGTCTAATTCGTTGAGTTCGTTTAGCATCAGCTTTCATAATTTCGTCAACAACTGCCTCTGGATATTTTTGGGCAAGTTCCATAATATGATGTCGTGACAAAGTTCGGTTGTTACGAAGTTTGTCCAATTCTCGTCGAACGATCTCTGAATTATCTGTCTTATTATCTGAATCTGGATTTACTCGTTTGCGGTCTTCTGCCATTTATAGTATAATACTTTATATACATATTTTTTTTAAAACTAAAACTATATATTTTATAGTTTTCGTCTAAATTGAGCCAGACGTTTCATCAAAATTTATATCCATTTTTTTTAATGACTATACTTTCGGTCATGAGAATTTTAAAGCACCATCAAAAAAAATGACAAACAAAATATCCAATATAACAATTGTCTCATATTAAATATTATAAATGAATACAGACTGGCTTGATAAATACCGACCTCAAAAATCATCAGATGTCCTAGGCGACAAATTTTACGCCAAACACATCAATACTTTTTTAGGCCAATTTTCCGACGCAAATCTTGCCAAACTCGCTGCAACAAAAACTGTTACTAAAGGGCCAAAAGGTAAGAAAGCTACAAAAAATGTATCTGGGTCAAAAACAGCTCCCGCTAAGAAAGCCCCTGTCACAAAAGCGAACAATAAAACCAAATCCTTACTGATGAATCCTAATCTCTTCATTATCGGCAAAAATGGAATCGGTAAGTCGTTAATCGTTGATATTCTTTTGCAAGAAAATTCGTTTGAAAAAATAACGGTCAATCTTGCCAATGTCATTCCCGCAAAAAAGACTAAAAAAACTCAAAAAAATGAACCAATCAAAACACAAAAGGCACCAACAGGATCATCTCGTAGTGTCGATGTCGTTTATGCATCCATTGCAGGTAATAGAAACGCAATGATAAAAAACGGGGAAAATACATCAATAAACTACGCTAAAAGTAAATCTGCATTGGTCTTTGATGACATCTCGACGATTTCGAATTCAAAAGAGAAGGAAGCTGTAAAAGCGCTCATCAAAATGAATAACAAACTTAGAAAGTTTCCGATAATCATTATTTCCAATACCAAACATAACAAATTGGTTAACGAAATCCATAAAATGGTTTCATACAATATTTTAAAAGAAGGAAAAATTGAAAAAACTTCAAACGAAATTAAAATGCGGCCACCAGATTATCAAGAAATCGAAAAATTTGTTAAACACATATGCAAAGAAGAGAAACTTAAATTGATTGATAACAAAGATGAGGATCAAAATATTTATGAAGAAATAATATTTAATTCCCAATTTGACATTAGAAAACTGATTTACAGTCTTGAAGAGCTAAAATTACTTTATGAAGATGATGAACCAGCCGGTATCAATCATGATAAGTTTAGAAAATATCAAGAGTCCGCGAAAATGAAGGATATTGATCCTAACATTTATGAAGCAACCGAATTATTACTCAATCAATACACCGGAATATCTGATTCTATCACGTTGTATAGCGAAGAAAGAGCAACTATCCCATTGATGATCCACGAAAATTATCCATTAAATATCAAACTCAACTATCCGATGTTATCTGCACTCAAACAAATGGAAATGATATGCGAAATTAGTAAAAACATATCTGAATCTGATAAGATCGATGGAATAATTTATTCTCACCAGTGCTGGAATCTACAATCTATCCACGGATTTTATGGATGTGTCATGCCATCGTATCACATCAACAAAACTCCTAATAAATTATCCATCAAAGAGAAAGATAGATATGTTTATGCGCAAGATTATACGAAGACATCTACCCGAAAGATCAATAACAAAGTAATCAGAAAATCTCGCGAAAACATCTTTTTGAAAAAAATGATGACAAACGATTTTTTACATATCACTAATATCCTCAAGAAGTTACTATTAAACGGTGAATATGATAAGATTATGGAGATCATTTTGGCCCACAACATTACATGCAAAGAAATGGAATCAATAATTAATATCGATAGAATAACCAAACCTAAATTTATATTAGGTACAGTTGCTCGTAATGTCATTAAGGATAAATTGAAAGATGCTATGCCAACGAAATACGTCATCAAACATGGCGACAAAATTAAGGTCGTTAAGTAATTAATCAATTATTGCATTAATAATTGATTAATCATCAGAAGAAGATAAATCCGAAAGATATTTTTTTTTGAAACATTCGTTGATCTCATCATCAGTTGATGATTCGTATGATACGTTAGTATTGATGACATTATCGGTTATGTTATCATTAATATATCGTATAGATTGCAATGTTTTCTTGGTGTTAATTTCTATTTGCTGTTTATATTTATTATATGGTACTAATCCACGACAAGTAAGATGATGACCTTCCTTACACGCGACGTATTTTGATGCATTATATGTTGCTCCTTCCAAAATTTTGTTTATTATGAATTCATTAATTGGTATCACAAACGTATCGTTATTACAAAGACCAGACATGAGATCATTCCTACATACTTTCAGTTCTGCTAAATTCGTCCCATGTTTGCAATTATATCCACCAGTGCATTTATTATCCTTACACTTCTTACACAAATAAGTAACAAACATCAATTGATTATAAATATATTCCGTTTCATACGCAATTGACGGAAATATATTCATCAAATGTTCATCTAATACTATTTTATAGAGTGATTTTCGCACGTGATCTATCATTTGCTCCTCTAACGAATGCGCATAAATACATCTCTCGTCATACAAACAATCTTCATCATTTATCATCGAAAAACAAATCAATCTTTTTTTATTCAAAGATGCCATAGAATGTTTTACGGAATACGTACCGATATGTTTATTCTCATTACTTGTATCTAATATTTCTAAGTCTACATCACTAGAAGATGATGAAGATATATTATCACGATTACTTTTCATTAATATCCGAATTATTAAATATTGGGTTTTCTGACCGAAAATATTATACGCATCGTTTAGATAGAACGAATATATAATAATATACGTAATATTATAATGGATACCGATTTTACATATATCGAAGAATGCAACAATAATACAATGTTATCATCGTCACATTTCATTGACATAATCAAAAAATTACAATCATTGCTTCCTATTCATACCTCCCCTAACAAATCCAACAAACTTTGTGATACATGTAACGATTCAGAATATTATTCGCTATCGCATATTAAATGGAATAGTAATATGATACATATGTTAACCGCTCATCATTCCTACCCATCCGAATATTTTGTCAAAGTGATGTCAAATATTTGTATCATCAACGACAGAATCGTTAATCCACCATTGGAAATACCGGAAGACATGATATATGATCTAAATTATGTCACACTGCATCATAATCAGTTACTCATCATCGATGCGTTGTTGCATAATGGAGGACAGAGAATCTATGAATATGATGATAAAAATATTTACTCTGAACATTCTGGAATTATTACTATTAAAAATAATGTAGTCGAATCAATAATTGTCTCTACAAAGACGGACCGAGTAGATGTTAATGATACTAGCATATTTCTGCCACATAATGAAAAAACTTGTTATGAGTATGAATATATGTTTCATACTCATCCCAATACAAATGTAGATGGCGAAAGAAGAAAGACAGGAATTTTGTATGAGTTCCCAAGTAGTAATGATATATTTTATTTTGTTCAATGTCATAATGACGGGAAATCGCAAGGTTCAATTATAGTCACCCCAGAAGGCACATATGTCATTCGGCCCGTTAAATACGCTGATAAAATAACTCTAAATGGAGTCACTTCCGCAGAATTGAATTCATTCATAATCCAACTAGAGAAGGAAGCTTTCGCAAAAAATAAAAATATCATACAGAAACTGAAGAACGAAGATCAGTTTCATAAATATGTTAGTTATAACTTTGATTATATTGATAAATACAACAACTTTATCAATAGATACAACGTCATGATTGAATATTATCCGCGCGAAAAAAAAAATAATCATTGGTTTTTGCGACAGATCAACATTGTGCACCTGAACGAAAAAAATTGAATTTTAAATTAATAAATAAGTTTAAGGGGAATATGATACCAAAATATGCAATCGATGTACCATGATTTTTTTATTGATCCCATATTAGCTTGGAGCATTGATAATGATGCTATCTGTGATTTTGAACCTAATATGCTCGATTTTACGATTAAGAAAAATAATGTTACTGTTTTTGTCGTTTATGTTCCCGATGAATCGTCAGTATTGATGACTGATAATAGGACAAACTTGCAATTCATGGTGGATAAGATGGATAAGCAATTATCGCCACATGCGTTGTGTTTATTTTTTGGCAATAATTAATCGTTCAAAAAAATTAAAATATTACTTATAGTTATGAAAGCAAATGTTTGGAGACATGTCACAGACAGATTTACTCATAAAAGTTGCGATAATTGGTCTTTTATTCTACTACTATTTAACACATAATTACAGTATCATATATTTGATAATCATACTTTTGGTATTCGTATTCTAAAATATTATTGTATTAAATATAATAATATTTTTTTTGTAATTTAAATATATACCAAATGGAACATACACACCCGATTATGAATAAAATTCAAAATATTAGTGTAGAATACATAAAACCATTAGTAATACCTGATGCGAATGCGATTAAGATCGAACATGATGAAGAAGAAGAATTTATCGATGATAAAACGGTCTTTAAAAAAGTAATTGATACGTTTGTGATTGAACATATGTTAGGTAGACCAGAATCCAAAATGAAATTCCTTGATCTGATAGCTTGCGGATATAACAACGTGTTCGAACGATACAAAGCGAGACATAACTTGAACGACCAACAATTGATATTTATTTACAAAGGAGGTAACATCTTGCGCATTCATAAAAAAAGAGCGGTTGAATATTTACCTGCTAAGATTCAAATGATGATCAATGAGAAATATGATCCCGATTTCCAAAAGTCAGATGACGATTTTACCATTTATATTGATCCAGCATGTCCAGATTTTGATCATATCATTGATGATGTCAAATCATTATCATTTTCAGTGCTAGAAATCATCAGGGACGAATTGGCTGCCAATAGAAAAGAGTACTTTGATTTTTATAACTATGACAATGCTAAAAAAAATGAAGTGCTGATAGAGCTTGGTGAAAAGATAGCGAATGTTTTTGATGATCTTAAAAATAATGAAGTTGATTCACAGTTCATGGGATATCACTTTATGGAATTAAAATTTGACGAACCATCATATATTCTGACAAATAAATCTAGCAAGGTTAATATCGATGGGACGTGGACACAGTTGATCGATACGAACGATTTCCGCACTAAATTGGCTATTGATAATGATACTTCTGCATTCAGACACGATTTTGGAATGAAAAAAAGTCCAGATGGTAAATATCATATGTTAACACCGTTAGATTTAGCAGGATCTAACAAGAGTCCTATTTTTTTGTCAGATAACGAAACGTTGACGTTTACAAAAGTCGGCGGGACAATAACTTCATTTATTTTACAAAGGGCTAAATTAAACGTCAAAATGTTCATCCAAAAGGATAGTCATCATAATTTTACGAACATCGCTGGGGAATTAATTGATGTTAGTATTCCTGAAAAAAATGATAATGGATTGTCTGGCTTCTACAAAAAAATAAAAGAAACAGATATCAGTCATTATGTGGAAAACTATACATTTGAGTATAATGGTAGACGATTTAATTTGAATTGTTATACTATTGACTACTTGATCGATGACTTGGGAAGAATGTTGTTTACTGATTCAGAATTGCCATGGAAAGATTCTAAATACGCAAAACGTATCCGACGATTATTTTTGCTTTATTTGATAAAATTACTTACGTCTAATCATACATTTGATGAAATTGCTGGATTTTTCTTACAAACCCATGGAATATTTGGACAAGATTCGTACGCATTTATCCAGCCATTCGTTAGTAAATTTGGTTTTATGAAACAGTTCTTTGAAAATTTCTTTGATCTAAAACAAAAAATTGATAAAATTAGTGATCCCGTTGAAAAAGCGGAACAAATGATCAAATATGAAGAATATGTAAATACTGTTACAGATAACTTTAATTTTTTACAATCAGTTTTTAAGGATCAAATCAATATATCGAGGACCAAACCACTCGAAGATTCTGTAATAGGCGCAATAGTTAATCGTTCGATTGATAATAAAATGCCGATTACGATAGAACAATTAGGAGGAAACGATTTATACTACTATAAAAAATATCTCAAATATAAAGGAAAATATTTACGCGAGATAAATAAATCATATTATTAATTAATTTCTAATCGAAGTATATAAATATGTCAGATACAAATAATAGAACATACATAATCATAGGAGTTGTTGTAGTATTTTTATTAATTTGGTTTTATTACAATCGTAAAGTAGAAAATTTTGATGGGACAAATGAATTAGATTGGTCTACGGAATTAGATAGATTTTATGACGGGGCAAGTACTCGAGGTGTTGAAGACTATTTAGTTGATAACATGGTCTGTAGCAAGAAATGTTGCGGTGATCAATGGCCAACGCCGTTCGATGGTCTAGATGCTGAGGAGATCCAACAATCAATTCTTAAGCCAGGGTTTCCAGGTCCATTTGTTAGAACAAATATGACATGTGCGAACGGTATCGATGGAGTAGGATGTCCATGTATCCCTGCAAGAGCATATGAATTCCTTGCTAATAGAGGAGATGGTGCGCATAATATTAGAGATATCGAACCCACATTATTTATCAGAAATGATGTCGGATTCGCCGCACCTAATGACGTAAACGGCCCGCTCTATTCTGGTGTCAACTGGGGCAAGTTAATGATGAAACAAACAGATAAGCAAACAGATCAGCAAGAAATGTCACCTCTTGAACAAGTGCAACAAAAATTATCGATGTTTAGTGATACAGTCAAACTAACAGATATTGATAGAACTATTCCATTAGGAAATATAAGTTCAGTAAGATCATCTGCGCCAATGAATGGATCATTTCGTTAATTGATTTATTTTCTAACAACGTTAAAAAATAAATTTAAGCTATTACTACATTGTAATTGATCATTTTTCCCATGCGTCATAAAATTGGTATCCTATCGTTTTGTCACAAGGAATTTTAAAGACAGGTTTGCGATCCTCTGAATTTGATTGTTCAAAAAAAGTCAAATTTTTAAAAATCAATTTTTTTGAGATATTTTTCATATGCAAGTTTACAGCTAATTCCAACTATTGATAGGACCATTGCATGTATCTTAAATGGTTTATTGAATTCGTAGGCAAGTCTCTAGCCAATCATAAATCGTGCCAACAACATTGTACATATTCTGCAAGTTATCTATCTTGACAATAATTGATTAATTAAATTTTAATTAATCAATACCAATTTGCTAAATTTATTTTTTGAATGCTTTCATATCTCTGCTGCATATTATTACCTCCCACTTGCTTTGGCGCCGCATTCGATAAGTCAATCTCATCATCCACAGGATACAAATAAAAATGCCAAAATGCCCAAATCAACATTGCGATTGCAAGAGGATACTTCCAATTAAATTTTTCATCCAACGTTACTTTCTTCTTTCCATCTTCCATTACGGACTCTAACTTAACCTGTTGTCCTATTCCGAACAAATAAACAATTGCGCATAGAACGATGAATGATATTACAAATATCACGTACGAATTTTTAAAAATATCAATATCCATTATTATATACTATTGCGATAAAAATTTTCGCAAAACATTATTTATCTGTATTTTCTATTCTTATTGTTTCCACTCATTTCTGATCCATATTCTTCGATATAATCCGCATTATCAGGATCAACGCGTTCAGAAAATTCTGCCGTTCTTGAATAACCAGAAGTCATCGATGTTCTTGAGATAGATGATTTATTCGGTTCGGATGGATCAAAATTGATATTAATTATTCTTTTGTCAGACTTATTTAATCCTTTGTTTTCATATGCTGTGGATTCTGATTCTACTTTCTTAATTTGCAGCTTCCCTCCTTCTTGTTTTTGAACAGACTTTTCTGGTGGGGCCAAACTTGTGATCAGTTTATCAATATTCATAATGTCTTGAATTTTTTGTTTCTCTGATTTAATGTGCTCTGATTTAATTATTTTCATCACTTCTTGTTGGATTTTAGGATCAATTTCAGACGGTGGTTTAATTGGTGCATCGATTGGGGGTATAACCGCGGGCATGTATGGTGCGGCTGGTACACCCATTAGTTCAACATTTGGAGCCTCTGCGATAATATTAATCGTGTTCGCGAGATATTCTTTAAGGATGACGGAAATCGGCAACATTTTTCGTATTGCCCGTTGGATCGCATATTGCACGTTTTGCTGGATCAAGACTTGGTTCCGTTTAATTTCAAACTGATTGACACCATGACGAAGAAATAAATATGGATTATTATGTGCATCTTTGGCACATTCGATGTAACATTTGTGAATTAATTGCGACGTTGTAATAGAATTGTAATAAGATTGGCCAATTACGTTGCTGATAGTGTTTGAATATGTTAATAAAATGATGTTTGTTTTGATAACTGCTTTTACAAGATCATCCAGATATGCGGCAGTTCCACTATCTTGTTTGATGCGATAAGCTTCTTTGTCGATTTGACCTTGGTCCCAGTGTTTAATATGCTGTAATAATTTTTGAAATATCATCAATAATTTTTCATTGGCTACCTTTCCTTCAATGGCTACATCTTCTGCTTCTCCGTACATGGAATTCAATCCTTCGCACAAAAAAGGAGCTAATGCATCGATTAAATGTTCAGTATATTCTTCTTTGATTTCTAAAAATAAAGAAACATTCATTATTGTTATATAAGTTAGCGGCGATTTGAAATTTTTGAATTAGGACGTGTTGATTTAGAATAAATATCTTGGGAGAGATTATATTAATGAACAAGGTAAATAAGCTATTAATTTTTGATTTTGATTCGACATTGTCAAAAGATAATTTATTTTTTATTTATGGTAGTGATGTTAGAAATCTTGATACTTTTTATAAAAATGATGAGAATAGACGAATATTTCAGCTGAAACATTTTAATCAGTTTGATAAGATGCGTGCTCTTTTTAGTATATTAGTTAAGAAATATAATTTTAGAATTTGTGTTGCATCATTTGGTTACAAACATATGATTGATAAATTCATTGAATTGTCATTTGGCTATGATCTGATTCGCAAGGATGATATTGTTGGAACGAACGGGATATCGGTTAATCCAAATGATAAATCAAAATCGTCTGTTGATCCTCGATATGCAGTATCTTTTCCATTTTGTCATAATGAGAGTGGTATTTGTAAGAATCATATTATAGTTCATTTTATGAAGAAGTATGGGACAAAGGATGTGATCTTTTTTGATGATGATAGGAAGAATATTGTGCAAGCTGAATATGTTTGTGATTCGGTTTGGGTTAGTCCGCAAGGGTCGTTGAATGTTGGGAAGGTTATAGATTCGGTGAATGGGACGTTGTTGAGGCATACGGTGTAGATGGATATGGATAGTGAATTGCAACTTTAGACAATGATGCTAGTAAATTCTAATATTACGATGAAACAGTTGACTTATTTTGAAACGAACTATCATCAGACAGACATTATGTTTGCTTTGATAGTGCAACGAACTGTAAGTTGCGTAATATGCTGGGCGGTGAAGATGCGAGAATAATGGATCAAATTTGGTGTAGATGATTTAGCGAATCATGTTATGAAGATATGTTTATCATTTGGTGAGTTACTGGGAACGAACAGAGAGATTAAGATGATGCATGCAGTAGTTGGAGATCACGTGGGTTTGTTTGGAGAGGACAATTGAACACACGGGATTAGAGTGAAGTGACAATGATGTTTGTTAATCATATTTTGATTAAAATATGATTAATATTCGTGGAGTAAAAAATGAATGACGATTTTAAAATCAAACTGTCATGTATTAATTATTCAAGTTTTAATATTTCAGAATATGATAAATAGTTTGAATCGTTTGAATCTCCGCGACCCGATCGATAATTACAAAAATCATCACACCATATTACTCGCATAGAGAAATCATTTGGATTTATATCATTTTTTCGACTGGAAGGCAATATTAGATATTTAACAGTATTCGGAATACCGTCGGCAATAAAATATTTATTCATCTTGTCTGCTAAATATAAATGTGTAACGGATGAAGGGATATTACCTTTGATTTCTTGGTTAAATTTATATCCAAATGATAAGTGTTTTACAAATGGAGGTATGCTGTTATAAATAGGTTGATTAAAAACGGACGCAAAAAATAAGCGTGTTACTGATGAAGGGATCGCATTTTTTATCGGCTGATTGAAATAAGTTCCCATGGTTAAGTGTGTCACACTTGATGGTATATTATTTTTAATTGGTTTATCAAAATTGGATCCAAATGTTAAATGCGTAACAGAGTCCGGAATGCTATTTTTAATAGAACGATTAAACCAAGTGCCAAATGTAAGATGCGTCAAAGACGATGACATATTTTTTTGGATACGCATATTAAATTTATCACCGAAAACTAAATGTGTTATAGAAGGGGACAAGTCAAATATATTTTTGATCTCTTCATAAAAATCATCCTGGTCCCTTGCATTTTCGTCATCTTCTATCGTAAGATGATACACATTGTTGGGTATTTTGCAATCTTTTGGATACAGTTCTGCTCCAAAATACTCTCCTAATGTTATGTGTGTTACAGATTTTGGAATATTGCCCGTCAATGGATGATCAAATAATGATCCAAATTTTAAATGGGTAACTGATGGAGGAATACTATCTCTGATTGGTTGATCGAATCTATCTCCGAATGTTAGATATAATATAGATCCAGGAAGACTATTTTTAATCGGTTGATTAAATTTACATCCGAATTTTAAGTGTGTGATCGATGACGGGAGATTATTTTTAATCGCTTGGTTAAAATCGTATCCAAATTTAAGATAGAGAACTGAATGTGGAATAGTATCTCTGATGGGTTGATCATATTTATCTCCAAAAGTTAAATGTGTAACCGATGTCGGAATTTTATTCTTTAATGATTTATTAAATTCATCGGAAAACGACAAATGAGTTACCATACAAGGTATTGATGTGGATTTTGAATGATAATGTATATTTTTGATGTTTTTATAGTATGGTAACGTAATGAGATCATCCATTTTGATATCGTTCACGAAATATACGTCTTGAATTTTTCCGTCCATTTGCATAGGTATTTTTTGGAGATGAATTTGATCATTATATGCAAAACGTATCTTTAGAGTGTTCATTATTTGGTACGTTGATAGTAATCTGATCATATCTTTGTCTGATAAATAAATTTTGATTATCGCTAGAACATCAACTGGTAATTGTTGGATAACAATTTTTTCGGTATATGGTTCAATTACTTGTTTTGCATTTTTCAAAATATCTTCGAGTTGAATCATGTTTAATGTTGATTAATGTGTAACAATTAATTTATTATTGCCATAAAAATATCAATTTTTTAATCATTTTTATGATTAAGAACATATGATTAACATTGTGTATGTTGCCTATATGTCTGAAAAGATAAAGGATTAACTGTCTTTACTATATATCTTTTGCGTATTATGTCACCCAAAAATCTTTCTTGTCCGAACCCATATCTCGTTAACATGGTTATTGCGGAAATGTGAGAGGAGTCATTATGTTATTGCACTTAATAGAATATGGTGATTTAGCGGATAATTTTATGTCGACGTTGGCAAGTTATTTGGAAAAGATGATAAACGAGGATTGATATAAAAATGTGAATGATATGGCGTGATTATATATTTTTGTTAAAGAATATATAATCATATTTTATGGTATGCGACTGTAGATACACACACATATTGATTTTGGGATTTCTGCTTTGATCGATGCGTCAAGATTCTCATTGTAACTCAAATGTGTGACAGATAGAGGAATGCTATCTTTTAAATGTTGATTAAAATCATGACCAAATGATAGATGGGTAACAAATGGAGGAATATTATTTCGGATAGGTTTGTTAAAATCGTGACCAAATTTCAAATGAGTAACAAATCGAGGAATATTATTTTTGATAGATTTATTAAAATTATGACCAAATTTCAATCGAATAACCGACATTGGAATATTATTTTCGATTGGTTGATTAAAATCGTGACCAAACGTTAGATGAGTTACCGTTGGGGGTATCGAATTATTTATCGATTGATTAAAATCGTGACCAAACGTTAGATGAGTTACTGTTGGGGGTATTGAATTATTTATCGGTTGATTAAAATCGTGACCAAATGTTAAATGGGTAACAAAACGTGGAATATTATGCATTACCGAACGATTAAATTTGTAACCAAATTTTAAATGGGTAACTGAACGAGGAAGATTATTTTTAATTGATTGATTAAAATTACGACCAAATGTTAATTGTGTAACTGATGATGGAACACCATAATCTATTATTTGGTTAAAATTGCGTCCGAATGTCAATTGCAATACAGAATCGGGGATTTTGCGATTTATAGGTAAATTAAAATCGTCACCAAAAGTTAAATGAGTGACAGAATTTGGTATGTTATTGTTGATAGATTGATTAAAATCGTAACCGAAAGTTAAATGAGTAACATATTTTGGCAAATCATTATCTATAGGTTGATTAAAATGAAATCCAAACGTTAAATGCGTGACAGACTGCGGAATACTATCTTTTATTGTTTGATTAAAACGATCACCAAAAGTTAAGTACGTAACGGAATGCGGTATATTTCCTTTTATCGTTTTATCAAACGCACCGCCCAAAATTAGATGAGTAACTGATGGTGGAATATTATTTTTGACAGATCTGTTGAATTGACCATCAAAAATCAGATGAGTAACTGATGATGGAATATTATTTTTGATAGATCGATTGAATTGGCCACGAAATGCTAAATACGTCACTGATAATGGAATTGCATTTTTAATAGATTGCTTAAAGCAATAACTAAAAGATAAATGTGTAACTGATGATGGAATATTGTTTTTAATTGATCGATTAAAACATGTGCCAAATTTTAAATATGTGACTGATGACGGGATATTATTTTTGATTGACCTATTAAAACATTCACTCAACGTTAAATGAGTAACTGTTGGTGGAATAAAATTTTTTATTGACCCATTAAATAGCCAATCAAAATCTAAATGAGTCACGAATGGCGGGGGTTTATTTTTGATAGATTCTGCGGTAAAATGGATATATTTTGCATTTTTTGGGCAATGATCATTTGATTTCGAAATCCGAACAGATTCAAAATTATTAAAATATGGTAATTGAAATATTTTTTTGATATGTATTTCTTTGCAATATTTAAATTTACATTTTAATATATCCATAGTCGCTGATGTCATTGTTAGATATATTTTTTCTTTGTCGTTCAAAAATTTGCTAATCTCCAGCCATGCATGTTCGTTGGCTATCATTTTAAACATGTTGACTGATATACTATTAATTTAAGTGTTTATTGTATCAATTTTTTTTATAACTATTTTACTATTGTTATGGGTTAGATATTATGTATACAAGAATTTTTGTGTAAGTATACAGTACTGGCGATCATATATTTTTAACAATTAAAGTCAGTTTTTTCTGTCCAATTGAACAAGAGGATTTTTTAGTAACTAGTAATGAATATTTAAGATGATATATGTGGTTACAGCGATGAGTGGAAGAATATTGAAATTGACGTAAAGTGTATGTTAATCATATTTTGATTAAGATATGATTAATATTTTGATTTTTTGACTGTTAAGTTTACCCATTTTGGAAATTTATAATCTTTTTTTTGTTTACTTTGAGGAATAGTTACTTCTAAATCTTCGACAGTATGAGGAATTTCATTTAACATCCATTGGTGGGGTTTTGTCAGCCTTAAATCGACAACTGTGGCTGGTATGTTTTTGAGTGATTTGTCAAAAGGAGGGATAGAATATATGTATAAACTTGTTAATTTGAGTGTACGCATACTATCTATTGATCGGTTGAAGGAACCGCACAAAGTTATATGTTCTAATGTTGCTGGCAAATCTGAGAACGGTTTGTTAAAATCGTGGCAAATGTCCAAAACCTCGACACTGGCAGGTATGCAATTTTTTATTTCTTGATTAAATTCTTTTCCAAATTCCAAATATTTTACGGTCAACGGAATATTATTTTTTATAGGATGATTAAATTTACTTCCAAAAGTTAAACTCTTTACTCCATATGGTATACAATTATCTATCGGTTGATCAAAACCGCCATCAAAATATAATCGTTTTACGCTCGACGGTATGTTACCCTCAATTGATTGATTAAATTTGTACCCAAAATGTAACCCCGTTACCCCAAATGGAATACTCGTTTTAATTGTTTGATTAAATTCGCATCCAAAAAAAATCGTTAACATGCTTGGCGGAATATTTCCCTTGATTATTCTATTAAAATCATCTCCAAATTTCAAATGTTTAACTCCATGTGGAATATTGTTTTTGATTGATCTGTTAAAATTATCACCAAAAGTTAAATTTGTCACGGATGACGGTATTTTATTTTTGATAGATTTATTAAAACGTTTTCCAAATGTCAAATGGGTAATATTTTTTGGTAACTTATCCAAATTTTCGTTAAAAGTTTTAGAAAATTCTAAATGGGTAACTATTTCTGGTATCCTGTTCGAGTTTGAAAAATATTTTATGCATTTTAAATTTTTGATATATGGCAAATTAAATATTTTGTCGATAGATTTACCATTACGTAGTCGATAGTTCATACCGTATTTTGCAGGAGGTAAGATATGGATAGGATCATTAAAAATAAATACAAATTTTAGTTGATTCATCTTTGTAGAAATCGACGCAAACATGGTTTTTTCTTTGTCAGACAAAAATTCTCCAATTTTTAAAACGATATCTTGGGGTAAATTTTGTACCGTATTCATCATTTGATTTCTCTATTGTATTTTTGTTTTATATCGATTATTCGCAAATGCAATTAATATATCAATTTTTTTATCATATATTTTTAACAATTAAAGACGGGCTTTTCACTGAACGAAAATACCGTCTTTAATTCGATAGTTTTGGTAGATCTAGAAAACGAACCTTCGTTTAGGCAGACTTTAAAGAAGAATGCGATATATATTAATTTTTGTTGTTATGTTCGACGGAATATTCTTGATAAAATTATCAAAATTTGTTCCAAAATGTAATTCTTTCAATTTTAATGGGATGTTCTCTCGAACAGGCTAATTAAAACGAGCTCCGAAATCTAAACATATCATAGTAGATGGAATACTTTTGTGAATCGATTGGTTAAAATTTGCGCCAAAATATAAATGTATTGTCTTTGTCTAAAAACGATCTATCGCAGTTTGATACACCAATATGTTAGATTCGAATTCGAACTCACATAATCGTACAGTTGTGTTAGTTAACGCAGTGTCAAACATTCAAAAAAAATGACACAAAAAAAAGAACAGAACGATATTGTTATCAATTATATTTTGTCGATAAACATTCGTTTGGGTATAAATGTTTGATAATAAAATTAGTAAATCAATATCATTAAAGTTTCATATTTGTATCGTTAACTGATATACAAATATTTAATGGTCATATATTTTTAATAATTAAGAATATATGATTGATATTATTCATCAGTATCCCATCCATGCGCAAGAAAAGATAGATAATTAAAACTATCTCCTCCATCTCTCTTTCTACGTGTTATATTCGCTGAAAAATCTTTTTGTCTGATACCATCATCTTCTTCGATATATTCATCGTTGCTAACAAGATCAGGTTCATTAAAATCGAGTTTGCAAAACGTGTAGAGAGTTATATCAGTGACGTTTTTGGGAACATTATTTTTCAGTAAAGATCGATCAAAATGACACCCTAATGTTAAATGTGTAACAGATCTAGGAATACAATATTTGATCGAATTGGAGAATCTGTCACCAAAAGTTAGATGCGTTATCGAATTCGGAAGAGAATTTTTAGTAAGGTATGTCAACTTTCCATCGATAGTCAAATGTGTAACGCTATTAGGGATGTTATCTTTGAGAGGTTGATCAAAGTGATAACCGAATTCCAAATGAGTTACAGAACAGGGAATTGCATTATGGATAGGTTGGTTAAAATATACGCCAAATGTGAGATGTGTAACAGATTGGGGAATCCTATTTTGAATTTTTCGGTCAAATCCTCTATCAAATGTTAAATGTGTGACCGTCGAGGGAATCGAATTATATACCAAACGGTTAAAATTACATCCTAGAGTAAGATGAGTGAGTGTTTGTGGAAAATACCCTTTGATTGGTTTATTAAATGAATCGTTAAATACAATTGATTCTACATGTGGAGGTATGGCATTTTTGATAGGATGATTAAATTCCTCACCAAATCTAATGTGCTTTAACGATTGCGGAAGATGACCTTTGATAGGATGATTAAATTCCTCACCAAATATAACGTGTTTTAATGATTGCGGAAGATGACCTTTAATTGGTTGATCAAAAGAGTCACCAAAAGAAACATATTCTACATGCGACGGTAAAACGTTTTTGATTGAACGATTAAAGCTGTTTCCTAATACGAGATGTTTGATCGATTGTGGTAGAATATCCGTGATTGGTTGATTAAACGAGTATCCAAATGATAAATGTTCTACTCTATTAAAAATTTTATTATCGATTAGTTGGTTAAAGCCTTCTCCAAAAGTAATATGGGTTACATGATTTGGAATCATCTTTGTAATTGTTTCGTCAAAATAATTGTCAAATATGATACGAGTTACACCATTAGGAATTTTATTCAAATCGCTTTCGATTTCGACTTCATAATTAACATATGCAAATTTTGTGCGATACGTTAAGCGTTTGAATCGAGATATATCATTTTTCTTGATTGTTATAGGTTCGCTAAATGTAAATTGATTGTTCAGTGCAATAAATTTCTTGCATGTTTGCGCAAAAGAAGTTTTGTCTTCGTCTGTTAAAAAGTTACTTATTGCAATTAAGGCGTCTGAGTGTAAGATAGAGATTTTGCAGGCCATTACGTGTATGAATATATGTGAATTATTTATCTTTATATAATTTTTGAGAGGAATGGGTGGTTTGACAATAGCCAAATAATTCGGCCGATGATCATCATTATCTGTTGCAACATTATCGTCTATGATTAAGTCTCGACAGCATTTTATTATTCCCAATGTTTCGCTATTTTAACAGTTAGGTTTACCCATTTTGGAAATTTATGGTCTTTCTTTTTTTTGTTCCAAGGAATAATAACATATAAATATTTAATAGTAAACGGAATCTTGTTTAACATCTATTATTTAACGTCCTCTCCCAACATTAAATAAATAACAATTGGTGGTATATTTTTGAGGTACTGATCGAATTATCGTGCGTAACTAAAATCTTAATGTATAATGTTCAATGCGCACATATTATCGATCGATTAAAAATCCAAAGGTTTTTATACGTTTAAGAGTTTTTGATATGTCCGCAAACGATTAATTAAATCTTTTTTGAACCGAAATAGCCGTCACTGAATCAAGTACACATTTTTCGACATTTTGATCGAAATTTTCTCAAAAATTCATTTTAGTTGCACCTGATGGAATCTTATTTTGAATCTGTTTATTAAATTGATTTCCAAAAATGCAAATGCTTAAATACGACCTGATTGACTCTATTTTTGTTTAAAAACTAATAACGAATATGCCGTGTTTGTTGTGCGATAAGCATTTAACATACGGCACATGTTTTATTTTTAGCGCAGAAAAAACAAAATCCGCATCATTTTGGATACCTTTGCAATTATTTGGTATTATACTTGATTATTTTATTTACCGTATGGTAGATGACAAATATCGTCGATGATCAGCGTCCTAAACCACCCATTCATAGAAAAAATTGATTTAAAAACATCTTACTTTATGTGGAATATAGAATAATTACAAAATGAGTTCCAATCAAAAGATTTGTGAATGTGGAAATAAATTTTCTGCTAGTAGGCGGAATGCAAAATGTGAAAGTTGTCGCGAATATACCAAATGTTCGATGTGTGAACGTGATATTCCAAAAAATCAAAATAGAAAAACATGTGTTAAGTGTTCCACCAACAAAAAAAAGGGTGATCTACCGATTCAAAAAACTTGCCCAGCAATCATAGGAGGCAAGGTTGATGGCAAAATTTGTGGAAAAAAAGGTAACAAAAAATATGGTAATGAATACTGTGGGAAACACAAACAAGATTATCGTCAGAGTCAAGACATTAAAGCCGGAAGAATAGGTAAATATTGTAAATCTCGTACTAGTTGTCCAGGAGAGGATGGATACAAAGCGTATTTGGAGTTGAGCGACAAATACGAACATTGTGAAGGATGCAGAAAATTACGTCAAGATTACGAAAATGGCACGACTACAGAATGTATCAAATATAATGCTAATACTAAAAATGATGATCGAAAATGTTATGAATGTCCAAAAGGAACGATTCATTGCGTTAGCGGAATGGGTGTAGATGTTCACGGAAATGTTTCAAATTTGTGCAAACGTCATTTTGAACAGAGGCAGAATTTTGAAAAAGACAGGGAAAGAGATTTATCGAAAAGACACGATCAACAACAAGAATACGAGAAGAGACCTGAGGTTATAGAGCGAAGAGGACAGTATCGAATCGATAATCCAGAAAAAGCGGCAATTGGTAGTATAAAACATCGATCTAAAAAATACATCGAAGACTATGAAGGACAAAAAGCTAAAAATACAGCCACGCATACAGCGTGGGTTGATAAAAATAGAGATAAAGTGTACGAATATCAACTTCAACGACGACGTACAGTCGAAGGATCCTATGAAATGTACGTTGAACGAGCGTCAAGGTCGGGGTATGATTTTGATGTTGATGAAATATCATTTGAAAAAATTGTGCGACAACCTTGCCATTATTGTGGCTGCCTAGAAGAAAATAGATTGTCTGGTATTGACCGAATCAATAATAGCATTGGGTATGTTAAAAAAAATATTGTTCCTTGTTGTACTATGTGTAACATGATGAAAAACACATTAAACAAGGAAACATTTATATTATTGTGCACACGTATATCGTCCTGCAACAATAATGAAAGTACAAAGTTGTATACTGATATATTGATCGATTCCAAAAATATTACTTATCTTGGATATATATCATCCGCAGAAAGGAGAAAAAAAATTTTTGAGTTGTCTGTACACCAATTTGTTTATTTTATATCAAGAAAGTGCTATATGTGTGGTAGAAAATCAAACGAAAACCATTGTAACGGTATCGATCGAATAAATAATGATATTGGATACGAGTTTGATAATTGCGAAACATGTTGCGCTATATGTAATTTTATCAAAGGAGCGTTTAATATCAATGATGTAGTTGAAAAATGTAACATAATTGCGACACGATTTAGCGCACACTTGGATGAATTGTACAATAATTGGACCCCAAGTAAACATCATGAAAAGAACTTAAATAAAATTAAATTAACTGCTGTTGATAAACAAGAGCGAGAAAAAGCCATAAAACAAAAAATATATGAAAAAACAATGGCCACAAAAGATCCTGAATCTGTCGCAAAGAGAATTGCGGAATTAAATAAACGAGCTCTAGAGAAAAAGAACGATCGAATAAGAGAGACCACAAAGAAAAATAATAAATCAACCGATCCTGAAAGCGAGGAATCTAACGTCGATAATAAAATAAGTGAAAACGAGAGTGAAGAATCTAACGTCGACGATGAAATGAATGAAAACGAGAGCGTCGAAGAATCCGTCGACGAAGATGATTATGAGTACGAAAACGATGAAACAGACGATTAGATCATATTATGACTTTTATTGATTAATAAAAGTCATAATTGTACATAATGATATGATTTTACCATCATGAAATCATATTATTATATATAATTCACTGGATAAAAAATTTAACATCAGTGTCATTAAATTACTAACAAAATATCAACATGTGCGAGGTTGCAATCTATTCTGCACAAAATCCTAATTTCTTAAAGACTCATTTATGGTTCACGAAAAAACTCCGATTTTTCAATGAAACCCATCCTAGTTCGGTGTTTTTGCATAAAAAAATAATAGTTCAGTGAGTTCTCTAAAACTCCAATAGCTTTTAGTGAAAAATCAAAGTTTCCTTGGAACATCGGAGTTTTAATTTCGTTAAACTGAAAAAACGCCTTTGATAGAACAACGAGAATTCAATAAAGGGATACAATTATCAATAAACATAAAATTAGAACTAAGTTCAATAAATTTTTGTTTATATTCTAAACTGACAACTTCGGTTTCATGATTCATATTAACGATAATTCAGAAAATTTGTTGAAAAATAATAAATTTTTAAAATTGTTCCCTATCTATTTTGGTTACCTTCGTTCATAATTTTTATTAATAAATTAAAATTATGATGAATATCATAATATTCCACCCATTCCTGACTCAATTTGAGTATGCTAACCCACCCATTCCTGACATTATGCGTAATACATTGTAATTAACCGCAAAGATCAAAACCTTGTTATCACTATCCAAAAACACATCCGCATATTTATTGTTTCCAAATTCAAAGAACCACAAGTTCAAAAGCGCAGTGTCAATTCTTGAAAAATTACAAGTTCCAGATGGTTGATGCTCTTCTGGATTCAATGCAAATGAAAAGACATTGATTCCATCTTTTGGTGTATCAGTGTGGTACAAGTATGGTTCTACAGTGTCATACCAGAATCCAGATCTCTTTGATTGACGATCTTGTCCATTCAATTGCAATTGAACTTCTGTTACTGGATTGATACTTCCATCAATCAATAAACCGTAGTTATCATGTAACCAAACAATAACATCAAAGCATCTAATGTATGCACTTCGGTTATCGAAGTCAAATTTATCCATTGGAATTGACAAATCAGTAATAGTCAAGTCGTTTCTGGTAATGCTTTCAACTTCTGGATAAGTCAAGTTATCACTGTCAAAATCTGTAAAGATTCTGATGACTCCTTCAACTTTATCTCTTAGATCAACATCTCTGACTCTCTTAAGAAGTGGAACAATTGGTGCTAATCGACCAATCAAGTTATGTCCGCTTGCAAATTCAGCTGCAGTGGCTGAATCGTTGAATGTGTACAATGGTTCTTCACATGGAGCAGCTGGGTTAATTCCGATGTATTCGATTCCGTTGTTTCCATTGTATGCTAAGTCGTTACAATCGACTGCGACGGTATTGAAGTAACCGAATTCATCCAAATCATATTGCGCGAGTAACAACAATTTAGCTGCTTTTTCACGTGCGCATTCCCAATCATATGGATCATAGATCATGAATCGTCCACCTTGGTAGTTACCCAATTTGGTGACCCAGATCAATTCTTTACATGGATGATTGAAGTTTAATTTGTATTTTGCTGAGTTACTGTTGTTGATTGATTCTTCTCCAGTGAATTGAAGTTGTTCAATCAAATATTCGTGGGAAACTTGCGCAAATCGTCTACGTTCTTCAGTATCAAGAAAGACGTAGTTGACATATAATGAAGCATCATCTAATTCGAATGTTTCAGCTCCAGCTCGGAAAGCTTCACTTGCAATGTAGCATTGGTCAGCTGGTCTGAATCGAACGTAGATTTTAACTTGATGGTATTGGAGAGCAATCAATGGAAGAGCCAATCCATTGTTTCTACAGAAGTAGAATTGAAGTGGAACGTACATTGTGTAGTTAGGTTTGAGTAAAGTGTTGTCTGGAATATCCCAACTGAGGGTGCTGATTTCAGTTAATTCTGGAACATCACCGATCATTTTAGCATATCCGTATTCTTGTCCAACTGGATGAGATAATTCATACCAGATGTTCAACCATTCACCATATTGTTTATCGATTTGAGCACCACCAATTTCGAGTTCAGTTTCATCGATAATGGCGTGTCCTAATCGTCTGACCCAAGCAAATTCAACATGGCCGAATCGACAGAAGTCACCAGTAAATCTAACTTCAGGAAGAATAACTTTCAAAAATGTTTGAGTAATCAAATCTCCATTTCTGGAAATCTCACATGTGCTTTTTCGTGAAAAGTTTGTAGCTCCGTTAAAGAATTGTTCGATCGATTCTACAGCGAAATTAGTATGACGTCTGTATACAATCTTGAAGAAAGTGATTTGAGGATTACCGGTCAAATAAACATCTTGAGCACCGTATGCAACTAATTGGAGAAGTGCGCCTGGCATTTTGATTTATAATACTTATTAGTGAGAAAAAAAATTATAATTTTATTGCAGTTCGAAAAAACTATATTATATTCAATTAACTTGTCGATTATGTTCAAACAAAAAAATTGACATATTGCACTATTAGATAGATTAATTCTAATACAATTATTAGCAAATGACAGAACCATCCTATAAAACCCTCGATGAATTACTTGGAATTTTAAACAGACTTCAAGCAAAAGAACACTTCGACATACCCCAAAACGTCATCGATACAATTCGATTCGAAATTGACAAGCAACAGCTCGATCCAACAGCACACAACGTGAGGAAGATTTTGCGTGATCAAAATCTACGTAAGCACTACGAACACATACCATACATATTGGGACCTATTCTTAATTTTTCTCAGTTTGGTGGATACAATTATGAGGATTCCCTTCTTACAAATAAAGATGCAATCGATAAAGGATTGTTTCGAGCGGAGAGTTTGCGCAAGTTCAATACCAAGGAGAATTCTCATTCGTGATCAAATATCGCAAATCATCTAAATATAATCAATATAAAGTTGGTCTACTATGTATTTATTATAGAACGTATAAATAATGGTAAAAAACAAAACTACAAAAGCCGCGCCTCCTAACAAGAAAAGGACGCTTGATCAAATGCATACGGAACATATTACTAAATTCGCCCAAACGCAAAATCTTCTACCCACCAAAAAAGCTAAATTAGCTAAATTAAAAAGCGAATTAAGAACGTTATCGCAAACGGATCCAGAAAAGTGTGACAGTAATTGTATGCGCAGAAAATCACAACTGATTGATATGATCGCTAATCTTAATTCTGAAATTTCATCGATTGAATCATGCTCGGATACTTTAAAATACATTGTAAATACATTGCCAATATTGGTAGATTACTATGATAACGAAAATTTGGTAGAAGATGACATGGAAGAATTTGTTGATGTTTTTAATGAATCTAATCAAAAAAATATATTGAATTATTTTATGAAAGAAACCAAAAAAACGCCTGTTATAGATTCGCCCAAAACAATCACCTCAATAAGTAAAGCGCAATTATACAACGAATATCTCAATGTAACAGACAAATCACACAAAAGAAGACAGAAAAAAAATTCTAACGTGTGTTCTGAATGCGGCGGCAATATATTAATTAGCGATGGAAATTTAGTATGCGAAAAATGTGGAATGTATGAACCTTACTACACACAACATAGCAAACCTAATTACAAAGAGCCTTTGCAAGATACCAATACTTACGCTTATAAACGCATCAACCATCTGACTGAAATTTTAAGTCAACTACAAGCAAAGGAATCAACAGATATCCCCCCACGAGTGTTCGAATGTATGTACGGCGAAATCAAAAAAAGAAAGATCGACAAAAATGATTTGGATATTTTCAAGCTGAGACGGATCCTTAAGAACTTAAATCTTCGAAAGTACTATGAGCATGTGCCACATATTCTTCAAATCATTAATGGTCAAGAACCTCCTAATTTTAGCCGTGTAGACGAAGCTAAAATCAAAAAAATGTTCAAAGATATCCAAAAACCATTCGCACTTTTTTGTCCCACAAACAGAACAAACTTTCTAAACTACTCATACATTCTACATAAATTTTGCGAATTACTTGACTTGGATGAATATATCAGTTATTTCCCTCTTTTAAAAAATAATACCAAACTCCGGCAACATGACAAGATATGGAAGAACATATGCGAACACATGCGTTGGAAATTTTATAGATCATTGTAAAAAATCGGTAGATAAATTTATAAATTTATCTACCAATTACTGTTAACGCGAATATTGTAACGGCTGTTGTTGATAACCGTATTGTTGCTGATAAGGATTTTGATATGGATTTGAATATGGATTCATTTGATACGGATTTTGTTGATAAGGATTTACTTGTTGATAGCCGTATTGTTGCTGATATGGATTTGAATATGGATTCATTTGCTGCGGATTTTGTTGATAAGGATTTACTTGTTGCGTAGGCGAAGTTAACGATTGGCCACAAGATGTTCCAACAAATTCATAGTTCAATCCAGATTCAATGAGTTGATTGATATAATTATCATATTGCGTTTTATTGATAGAATCTGTACAGATCGCATATATGGTCTTGCCTTCAAATTGGGCGGATGCAAAAATCTTCCAAAAAGCAGTTTTTCCAAGAGTCGTCCAAGCATTCACCAAAACATTTTTTATTACATCTTCTTCAGGAGTTGCCAATTTAAATTTTTTGTTATGATCTATTTCTGGAACCTTAATCATATTATTCCAAGCATTTGCGTCTATTCCAACGCTAGATGCCCGTTCGTGTCCCCCAGAATCCTCTGGATTTATTTTTTTAGCAGCCGTATTTGCATTATCGTTTTTATCAATTTTGTTGTCATCATTAACAGATACATCGCGGACCATAAACCGAGCAACATTCATAAATTTATCCTTGTTATACACTATAATATAATTTATTGGATCGAATTCTGTATTTTTGAGAGTAATACCAATGACCTGGCCGATGATAGAATCAGATGGTCCTCGTTTTGCTACATATAACGTGTGATTATCGATAACGTTATTGTTCTTATCGTACAAATTACCTTTTCGTGTCACAAAATTACTATCTTGATGACCAACATTCAAAAAGTTATAAACTGATACGATTTCAATTGCACCAATTACTTGAATCAATTCCATATTTGCGCTTGTCACTAAATAATCAATTATGTTAGTAAATCCGATCCATGGATCAATGCCCCTATCTGAGTATTTTTCCTTGAAATAACTTGATTTAGAATATTTGTAGTTTCTAAACAAATCGAGAATCTTTTGTAGTCCGATATACAACATGAATTTTTTACCATCTTTATTTAACGCTAATTGCCCTCTATCACCACTACTGATCACACCAACAAATGCAGATAATCTCTGTGCCGAAAGATCTCTCTGTGTTTGTTGTGTCCATTCTGTATCTGGTTGTTCATCTATTTTTTTATTATTAATTTCATTCCAAATTGTTCCGCTTGTTGAATAAGCGGCATCATAGTTCACAACTTTTCTACAAAGATCTTGATATTTCGAAGTCATAAAATGATGATCTACAACGTGCGTCACTTTTTTATCGTTGATAGTTAGGATATCATTATTACATGACTTATTTGGAATTTGATCTGGATCTGGCAATGATAAATCAAAGAGACCTATTCGATGATCTTCCTCATTACCAATCTTGTTTATCTTTTTGACGATATTCAGTCCCGGCGCAATAAAAGAAAATTTTTTCACATCAGGTACACAATTTTTACGCAATAGATAAGCAGTGAATAAACCATCTAAACAATCTCCATGTATAAAAATATTTGTCAATTTATTGATTTGTCTACAAACTTCTCTGCAATCTCCGCCAACTTGTTTGATTTTTGCGAATAAATATTTGCTCTTATATTTAATATATTTTTCCTTATAGTTTTCCATTGTAATATTATAAATCAAGATTTTATTATCAATCACAAACATAATAATATATTTGTGATTTTTAGAATTAAAAAGCAATGACGCTTCTGGCGAGTGGAACTCCTGCGGCTCCAACACCGAACAAACTCTGACCAATACCAAAACCTGCACCAAATCGAGCACCCAAAGAAATAGTTGGCGAAAATGTGTCCAAAATAGCAAAGACAAATGCTGCAGTGATACCAAGCATTAAAATCTCCTTGAAATCCAACTTGCCACGTGTAAATGCATATGCGACAAACGCAACAGTAACTCCTTCGATCAAATATTTAACTCCCCGTTTCATGATATCTTTCCAATCAAAATCAAATGGGTTGGAATCGTACAAAAATTGTTGGATATCTCCCATTGGTTGTTGCATCATTGGCTGTTGCATCATTGGTTGTTGCATCATTTGCTGTTGCATCATTGATTGTGGCATAACTTGTTGGTCGTTCGCGGTGAACATATTATCTCGACGTTCTGATCCTAACGCTTTAGATGGAGCGTAATCACTGGTATTAGCATAATAATCTGTCATGATATTTATATATATTGA